AAAGCTGAAAAACATTGTGGTTATCATCATTCTCATTTACCAAGAAATCCTTATGATGAATTAAAATTTCAAGATTTTTGTTTAGGTACTGGTACTCAAATACTTACATCTAAAGTATTATTTCTTGATGCAGTTAATAATAATCAGGAAATAAAAAATTACTTTTCATTATTTCTACACAATTTAGATTCAGTAGTAAAATTTGAATCTCTTGAGGGTATGCCTTATATAAAGTTTTCAGATGTAGTAATTCCAAAAGATAAATTAGAAATTAAAACATTTTATTCTTTATTAAATGATTGTATTAAATTTTGTGCTGAGGATACTTATACTTTTTATATAAAAATGAATCATAAAGATATAATGTCATGCTTTACTAATATCAATAATGAATTATATCTAATTAATAAAGAAGCATTTGAAGATTTAGTTTTTACTGAATATTTTAAATCATATCCTGTTCAACATACATCTGCTAAAAATTATGTCAAAGTATTGTATAACAATGAGGAATTAGATTTAAATAATGTAGTAGATTCTAATGCTAATAAGGATAAATATTTTTATTTCAATAGAAAAAAGAAATATTTAAAAGTAGATGAAATAAAAGAAATTGATAAAAAATTAGTGACTTATAGATTAAGTGATGATTTTATCAATTACAGTACTAAATTTATTATTAACAAGATTAAAAAAATTGATGATGAAAAACAAAGAAAGTTTGAAGCAGAACTTAAAGGAGAGATTACAAATAGTCCTTTCTGAAAAAGTATGGGATAAAATGCAATATCTCTGTACTCATATCTCTAAAGTAGAATGGTCAGGTTGTATATTTTATGATATTAAAGGTAGTTTATTTAAACCTAAAACTATATCTATTAATGTATTGGATTTAATTCCATTAGATAAAGGTAGTGAAACATTTACTACTTATAATTTTGATGAAAGAGTATTGAATTATATGGTAGCAATGGATTACCTGGAATACAAAATAGGTCATACACATTCTCATCATAATATGAATACTTTCTTTTCAGGAACAGATTTAAGTGAGTTATATGATAATTCAGAAACTATTAAACCTTATCTAAGTATCATTATAAATAATAGATATGAGTTTTCAGCTAAATTAGCATTTAGAACTACAAGAACATCAGTTAATAAATATTCATATCAGGATATAAATTATAATCCATGTGAAGCTACTGAATTACTTGAAGAAGAAGTCATTATGATTTATGATTGTGATGTAATTACACCAAAGAAAGAATTAACAGTAGATGAATTTTTTCTAAAACAATTTGAAGCTATTAATAAACCTAAAGTTAAACCTAAAACAATAGGATTTAATAAACCTATTCATACTAATGGAAATGCTAATTCAGATTATTACCAAACAAGTTTATTTGGTTTGGATTATGATATTGATATGCATTATGGTATAAGTGATATTAAATCTACAAGACAACAAGATGATTATATATTAGGACTAAATAATTTTATTCCTATTACAGATGATTTTACTTGTTATGTTTTAAACTTAGGTAAAAAAATAACTTCAAAAGAAGTAGAAATAGCTATTAATGATTTTGATTTAATGTATGAAACTTCTGAAGATTTTGATTTAGAAAAATATGCTAAAACAATTATAAGTAATTTTCCAACATACTTTAAAAATTATCATAACATCAAAAATGTAGATGCAGATGATTTACAAATTTATTATGAAAGATTTATAAATAATCTTTATGACTTAGTATTTGAACATGAAAGTATATTTCTTCACAGCTTATTAAATATTTTAGATGATGAATAGAGAAAGATTTAAAGATGCATTGTGGTATAATAATAAAGTAGAAATAGTTATAGGTGGTGCTGGTGGTATAGGTTCATGGTTATCATTTTTTCTAACAAGAGCAGGATTTAATGTAACTGTTTATGACTTTGATACAGTAGAAGAACATAATTTAGGTGGTCAATTATTCTTTGCTCATGATGTTGGACAACTTAAAGTGAAAGCATTAAAAAATGTAATTACAGAATTTAATGATGTAAATTTTAATTTTAGATATTATAATTCTGGTATTAATCCTACTACTTATTTATACCATAATTATAGTTCACCATTAGTAATTTATGTATCAGCATTTGATAACATGAAAGCAAGAACTGATTTCTTTAATTTATTTATACAACAGTCTAATGAAAAAGTAAAATGGTTTGTAGATGGTAGATTATTGATGGAGCAAATGAGAATTTATTGTATTAAGAAAAATAATCAGGCTGCTATTAATGACTATATGGAACATCATTTATTTTTAGATTCTGATGTAGAAGATTTACCATGTACTATGAAACAAGTATCTCATGGTGCTGCTATGATTGCTACTCACATGACTGGTTTTATTACTAATATTGTATCTAATGAATTAGTTTGGAAAGAAAAAGTATTTAGTGTTCCTTATATGTGGGATTATATTATTCCTACTAATTGTGTAACTGAAAAACAATTATAATATGAGTACAAGTGTTCATTCTAATATTACTTTTTACAAAACAAATTATTCACCATTAAGAGCAATTTTTGGTACTAATTCTCGTAATCTTATTTTATATGATACAGTAAAAACAAATATTAAAGATTATAAATTATTGATAAATTATAGTAATTCTATTAGTATTTATAATACAGTAAGACCTTTATCTAAATTTGATATAATATTTACTGAAGCACCAGGATTTGTTGAAATAAAAAATGAAAATGTTTTAATTAGTAAAGGTATAATTCTTGATTTACAATCATTAGAATATTTAGCTGTAATAGTTTATCATAATAAATTTAAAAATGTAGTTACACAACGTAATGTAAATGATTATAATTGTTACAGAACTAAATGCTTGGAATTATTTATGTCTTCAAAAATATTTGAAAATCAAAAACTAATTAAGAAATTAAGTCCATATATTTCTGAATTAAAGACAACAATATTACCTCATGAAGAATTAAATGATTTATTTGTAAATGAAGAACACTAATAGAACTAAAGGGCATGCAGCTGAAAGATTGTATGCCCTTAAATTTAAGGAATTATTTCCTGAATGTCAAACAAGCAGATATGCATCAAGAATGTTAGATGATGCAGGAGTTGATTTAGCTAATATTCCATTATTAGTTCAAATTAAAGCAGGATTACAAAAAGGAATGAAACCTGAAGAAGTATTAAAAAACATTGAAACTAAACTTCCTAAACTTTCAGAACAATTACTTAAAGTGCTTATACATCATAAGCAAGGTAAACCAGGAAAGAAAAGAGATGAATATAGTTCAATGGTAACTATGACTTTTGATGATTTTTTTACATTATTAAAATTAGCTTATGATAATTAGAAGTAGTAAAGAACAAATACAGGAGTATATTAATTCACCTGCAATGAATCAGAGTAAGTTAAAACTCCTAAGTATAAGTGCACAAGCATTTCAAGAAGTTAAAGAACCTGAAATGTTCTTTGAAGAAAAAGAACATTTTGTAATAGGTAAAGGTGTAGATGATTTAATTACAATGGGTCAGGAATATTTTGATGAAAATTATCATATTTCTGATATTACAAAACCAAGTGATACTATTATGTCAATAGTACAACAGGTATTTCAATCAAAAGAATCAGATAATTGGTTTGACCAAAATCTATTACCTGCAATTGAAGCACATAATTATCAACCTAACTGGAAACCTGATACAAAAATTACTAAAGTTTCTGTTGAAGGTGAAACTTATTGGAATGAGTTATTACAAAGTGAAAACAAACAAATATTAAGTAAAGAACAAATACTTAAAATTGATAGTATTGCTAATCAAATCTTAGAACATAGATTTACCAAAGATTATTTTAAGTTAGATGAATTTACAGATATTTATTATCAGTTACCAATATATTTTACAGTAGATAATATTGAATGTAAAGCATTATTAGATATGGTTATTGTTCATCACAGACTTAAAACTATAATTCCAGTAGATATTAAAACTATTGGAGATTATACTAAATTCTTTGATTATCAATGTCTTAGAAGAAGATATGACATACAAGCATCTTGGTATATGCAAGCATTATTTAACTGGAGAGATATAAATTATGAAAGATATTCAGTTAAAACTTTTAAATTTATAGTTGCTTCTACTACTAAACAATGTGACCCAGTTATATTTGATGCTACTAATAATTTTATCAATGCAGGTAAGTATGGTTCATCTAAAGTAAGATATTATTATCTTAATAGTGGAAGTGGTGAATTAGAAGAATCAGCAACAGAAACCTATGGTTGGAAGAAACTATTGAAAATCTATAACTGGCATAATCAAAATGGTTGGGATAAAGATTATGAAATAGAAACCAATAATGGTATATTTACTATTGATTCAGATTACCAAAGAAGCTAAAACTACATGATGGAAGGTATAAAAATTCAGTTAGGTAAAATCACTATAAATAAAACAGCAAGATTTGTAAAACCTTGTTTAAGATATTATGGTGAGGAATGTGTTAAAAAGTTAAGTAGTGTATTTAAATTAGCTTATGGTATAAGTGATAATTATATTAATGAAGAGTATAAAAATCATATATTTATACTTGTAGATACTAAAAAATGCACTAATAAATTTATAGAAGTCATTGAATGGGTAAGAGAACAGGAATATTATGAAAATGACTATGCAGTAGATACTTTATTAAATGGTAGACTACACATGATTGTAATCAGATTACCTAATATTATAGACCTTGATATGTTTTTATCAGGTAAGTATAGTAAAATGTATAATGATGAAGAAGTTCTTGATTCTTTAACAGATGATGACAAAGCTATAATAGCAAAAGATGATAATTATAAAATAAAGTTTGTTGAAAAAGTAAATGATTATTTTAAATCTAATTTAAAGTTAGAAGAATTAAAAGAAGAAGCTGAACTAGAATTACCTCCAAACATTGATGAAAAAGAATTTTTTATTGATTTGTAATTTGTTAAATGTGCAAAAGGGTAGAAATACCCTTTTGTTTTAAAACTTAAAACTATGTTTAAATTATTAAAAATTAGTGATTTTTACGTTTTAACTGATGGTACATCAAAGAAAGTAACAGAAGATGAAAAAACCATCACTTACTCAATGTCAATCTTAGCAACAACTAAGAAAATAGAAGAAGCTGAAAACCTTAAACTACTGGAAATTGATAATATTGATTTACATATCTTAGAAGATGATGACAATAGTGAATGGGAAGTACAAGTAGATATGGAGTTTAATGTTTATTTGAAAAGTCAATTAATTTAAAAACTAAAGAATAGAAAGTATGAAGAAAGCATTAATTACAGTCCTTATAATAGGACTTATTTCATTCAGCTTTAAAAGAGCTGCAAATCCTGCAACTGCAACAGGTAATGGTTTTACTGAACAAGAAAAGAAAGAATTAGCTAAAAAAAGTAAAATCAATAAAGTGCAATTAGTAAATCTTTATATTGAAAAGTATAAAGATGTTGCTATTAAAGAACAAAAATTATATGGTATTCCTGCATCTATTACTCTTGCACAGGGTATATTAGAATCTAATGCAGGTCAAAGTGATTTATCAGTAAAATGTAATAATCATTTTGGAATGAAGTGGTTAAAAGGTAGAAAAGAAAGTTATGCAGTATATGCTGATGATTCTCCTACTGATAAATTTGTAGTTTATAAATCTGCATGGTGGTCATTTAGAGACCATTCTAAATTATTAATTAGTGCAAGTAGATATAAATCATTATTTAAATGTAAATATTATAAATGTTGGGCAAAAGGTTTACAAAAAGCAGGATATGCTACATCTAAACATTATGCTAAAAGTTTAATTAGTATCATAGAACAATATGATTTAACAAGATTTGATAAATAACCCTGTGGCGTAAGTGGGAATGAATACCACAATTGGCAACGCATTAGTGTGATAGCATCACTTAATATCTAATAGATACAGGTTCGAATCCTGTCAGGGTTATTTCTTAATTTTTAAAACTTAAATTATGACAGCAGTAGAATTTCTAATCAAAGAATTATCAAAATCAATACACTTTCATAGGGTATTGAATGAGGTGAATGGTAATTTAACAACTAAAAAAGATATTTTAAACGAAGCCTTAGAACTTGAAAAGGAGCAGATAAAAAAATCTTATGAAGCAGGTTGTAAAGATGGTGATGCTATATTCTATATTAGGATATGAATATTTTGATAATTCAGAATCATATTACAATAAAACCTATAAATAAGAATAACATGACAGCAGTAGATTTAATATTTGAAAACTTTAATTCACGTTCAGATAGTGATTTTAAAATTTGGATGTTGCATACTTATGACTATTTAAAGAAAATGGAAAAATCTCAACTATTAAATTTTTTCACTTATGCTTACATAGTTGAAAAAGGTGAAATTAATTCAGAAAAAGTATTAGAAGCATTTAAAAATTATTATGATAGACAATATGACGATATTTGAACCACAAAATAGAATAGAGGTAATTACTCCTAAAGGTAAAGGGTTTATATGGTTAGTAACAGAATATGGTACTGAAACATCTAAACTCTTTACTGTTATTCAAGATACTGGTGAAATATGGGAATGGCAAAACAAGGATATAAAAGTATTAAATAACATCACTTTCAATAGAACTAATGATAACAAAGACAGTTAGAAAAGCATTAGATATAAAACCATCAGGAAGGAGTAGTGATTACATTACTCCTTCTTTTATTCATGGTTGTTTATTTAAATGTGGTTATTGTTATATGAGAAGAAATAAACCTGAAGGTATATCAATAGCTACAAATACTGATGAAATATTACAGACTGTATATAATCATGCTCAAACATTAGGTGTTAAGATACCTAATCAAACACATGAAAATCTATGGACTTATGATATTTCTTGTAATGAAGATTTTGCACTACATGCTAAGTACCATGAATGGGAAAAGATATTTGATTTCTTTACTCAATCTGATTTACCTATAATGGGTACATTTGCAACTAAATATGTAAATGATAAGTTGTTAAATTACAATCCTGATAAGAAAATTAGGATTAGATTTTCATTAATGCCACAAAGTTTATCTGATATATTAGAACCAAACACTTCATTAATTTCAGAAAGAATAGATGCTATAAATGATTTCTACTATGCAGGTTATGATGTTCATATTAATTTTAGTCCTATTATAATTATTCCTGGAGCTAAATCTTTATATGAAGATTTATTCAAAAAGATTGATTACTATGTGGATGATAAAATTAAAAATGATATACTTGCAGAATGTATTATGCTAACTCATAATAAAGGTATGCATGAATATAATTTAGAACATAATCCTGAAGTAGAAGAATTGTTATGGAATCCTGAAGTACAAGAAGATAAAACATCATCTTATGGTTCTAAAAACATTAGATATAAATGGCAGTTAAAGAATAGGTATATTCAAGACTTTGTAAAGTTACATGATGAGATAATCTCTTGGAATACAATAAGATATATTTTTTAATTTTAAAACTTATAATATGATAGAAGCAAAAGTAATTGCAGATAGTATTTCTCCACAAGGAGATAGATTAACTACTTTTATACTTACATTTCCAAGAATAATATTAGCTGAGTTTAACACTCACAGAATGTTTTCAAGAAATTCTGCATCAAGTAGAGCAATACCATTTGAGAAAATGGTTAAGTCAGTAGAAGAAAATCCATTTATACCTATTGCATGGCAAAAAGACCATAAAGGTATGCAAGGTAATGAATATGTTACTTCTGAAGAAGAAATTCAAAGAAGAATTGATATTTGGTTAACTTCAAGAGATTGGGCAATTAAAACAGCAAAATACTTATATCAAGAAGATGTAACTAAACAATTATGTAATAGATTACTTGAACCTTTCATGTGGCATACAGTAATTATAACATCAGGAAAAGAAGGATTAGAAAATTTTTTTAATTTGAGAAATCATGAAGCTGCTGAAATTCATATTCAAGAATTAGCAAAAAGAATGTTAGAAGTTTATAATGAATCTACTCCTAAAAAATTACAAGCTGGTGAATGGCATATTCCTTTTGGTGAAAAAATGTTTAATATTGATATTTTGGATATAGTTAATGATGAAGGAAAATTTGATAATAATTTAGATTATCAAGATATATTAATTGAAAATGCTAAACTTAAAATAGCAACAGCAAGATGTGCAAGAGTGTCATACACAGTAGTAGGTGAAGAAAATAAAGAACCTAACTATGAAAATGATATTAAACTACATGATAAGTTATTAGAGTCAGGTCATTTTTCTCCTTTTGAACATTGTGCTAAAGTAATGAGTGAAAATGAATATTATGAATCAGTTAAAGGTAATAGATTCAATAATACTGAATTAACAGATAAAAACTATGGATGGTGTAATAATTTTAAAGGATTTATTCCTTATAGGTATTTAATAGAAAAGAAATAATTTCTATATTTGGCAATTCTTAAATCATTAAAATAATTTTCATGAAACATTCACTTCATTCTTCTTTTTATCCACACATTGATGCTAAAAAATTCACAACAGTAGTTAAAAAATTAAGACAGTTTTTTGACAATCAAGGTTTTTTAGAAGTACACACACAAAACAGATTGTCTATTCTTGCAGCATGTGAGGACCCATTTAACATCAGAACTTTTTATTATAACAGAAATACATATCCATTACCTCAAACAGGTCAAATGTGGTTGGAACATGAATTACTAACTCAACCTGAAGAAAAAGGATTCTATTGTGTTTCAACAAGTTATAGAGATGAAGCTTCACCAATTGAAGGAAGACATTGTTTAATATTTCCAATGTTTGAATTTGAATTTCATGGAACATTAGCTGATTTATATATTGTTGAAGTTGAACTTTTATCTTATTTAGGATTTAAAGATACAGTAGTTAAAAACTATGAAGAGATGAGTTCACATTATAATGTTTCAATTATTGATTCTTATACTGAACATAACATGAACAATGATTTTGGTAATGCTATATTGTTAATGAATTTTCCAGAAAGAACTAATCCATTTTGGAATATGGCAAGACATGAAAATGGTACAGCAAGAAAAATTGATGTTATTTTACATGGTCAGGAAACAATAGGTTCAGCAGAAAGAAGTTGTGATGTTAAACAAATGAGAAAAACATTTTTTGAAATTGAAGATGGTAAATATGCAGATAAATTATTCAGTTTATTTGGTTATGACAGAGTTATGGCTGAATTAAATGAATTTTTATCTTATGATTTTATTCCAAGAGTAGGTGGTGGCATTGGTATTACAAGATTAATTAGAGCAATGGAATTACATAAATTATTGTAAATGATTACTAAGCAATTTCCTAAATTTCTTTTGATATTAGGTAAAAAATCAGTAGATTTATTTAATTACTTTAAAGTAGATGAACTACATGGGTTAAGTAAAGAAGATGCTGAAAAATATCCTGAAACTAAAAATGATGCCTATATAATGGGTATGTGTAATTATATTCCTAAAAAATCAGGAGAATATAAATCAGGAGATGCTTTGTATTTGTTTATTAATATGAATAGATTAAATGATACTTATAAAGATTATACTGCAATAATGCATGAATGTTTTCATTTATCACTATCTTTAAATAATTGGAATGTAAATAAAGAAGAAAGAATTGTTAGTGATGCAGAAATGTATGCTAATGAAATTATTGGTTTTATATTAAAAGAAAAAATGAAGTAGCTTCTTTTAAATAGTTTTAGTTTTAGTGTGGACTAATTAATTTTAGTCCACATTTTTATTCACATTAAATTATAAATTATGTTTTATTTTTTATTTATGATGTTTACATCATTTGGAAATCATGAAAAATTAAATGTTCATGAGCAATATCTTTATACTACTGTAGCTCCTGTAATATGTATGAAATTACATGTAGAATGTGGTGTACCTGCAAGTATTCAATTAGCTCAGGCAATAGCAGAATCAGGTGGAGGTATATCTAATGTTGCTAAACAATCTAATAATCATTTTGGTATTTTAGCATTTTCTAATTGGAAAGGTAAAGTTTACCAAGCAAATAAAGATTTAGCATTTAGAAAATATGATACAATGGAAGAAGGATACATAGACCATGCAGAATTTTTAAATTATCATTATAAATATGCAGTAGGTAAAGATTGGAAATATTGGGTTACTTATTGTAAAGGTTATGGTGGGTCACCTTATTATTGGCAGCATATAGGAAAAATAATTGAAATTTATAAACTTTATAAATTTGATGTTATTAATTAAAAAATAGTTTTATTTTTGTATAAAATTTAATAACAATGATAGTAAGAGTAAAAAGAAAGAATAGTGGTGTTGAATTACCATTTTATGCAACTAGTGGAGCAGCAGGATTTGATTTATATGCAGATTCATTTTTAAAGTTATATAAAGGACTACAGGAAATATCTTTAGATGATAACTTACAACATAGTATTCAAAAAGGTTATATGGTATTAAGACCTTTTGAAAGAGTATTAATAGGTACAGGATTATTTGTAGAAATACCTGAAGGTTATCAAATAGAAATAAGAGATAGAAGTGGAGTAGCATTAAAAAAAGGTCTTAAAGTATTTAATTCTCCTGGAACAATAGATTCAGATTACAGAGGAGAAATAGGAGTTATACTTTCTAATATGACACAATCTTTATCTAAAATTACAATAGGTGAAAGAATTGCACAAGGTATTATAACTCAATATGAAACAGCTTCTTTTCTAATAGTTGATGAACTTGGAAATACAGATAGAAGCTTTAATGGTTTTGGAAGTACTGGCATATTATAGTTTTTACAAGTTTAATGATTTTTATTGAAAGCAGAAAGTGAGGTAGAAATATCTCACTTTTTTATTAAATTTACACTTATGGACACAGATATAAAAAACTTATCAATTGGTATTCTTATAATTATTATTTTTGTTCTATTAGCAACTGATTGTAGTCATAGAAATATAGTACAACAATTTAAAACAAAATATGAAAATCAAATTTTATTATTAGATACTGTTAAGCATTACAAAGATAGATATGGTAAATCAGTAGCAGCAATAGAAGTATTACAAATTCAAAATGCTGAAAAAATATTAAGATTAAAATCTGATAGAGAAATTGTAAAAGCATTACAGTTTGAAATTCAGAAATATAAAGGTCAAAAACCTGAAACAATAACAGTAGTTCAGGAGAAAATAAAATTTGATACTATTTTTAAAACTGATAGTACTGTAATTTATGTTGATAGTACAGGAAAAGAAAGAGAAGAATTTCTTATAAAATTTAATGATAATTGGGTAAATTTGAATGGAAAAGTCAATTTTCAAAGCTCTGACATTTCAATAGAAATTAATAACAAATACTCAGTAGCTTTTATTAAAAACAAGAAGACCAGGAAAATGGAGGTTTTAGTCACTAATGACAATCCATATACTAAAGTTACAGATATGTTAGCTTATAAAGTTACATTACCTAAACCTAAACATTTTGGACTTGGTATTACTGCAGGTTATGGATTAGACTTTATAAATTTTAAACCTGTACCTTTTATTGGTGTAGGAATTTCTTATAATGTTATAAAATTTTAAAAATGGAAAGAGAGCAAGTAAACCATCCTAATCATTATGGTGGAAAAGAAAATGTATATGAAGCTATTAAAGTTATTGAAGCTTGGAATCTTGACTTTCATCTTGGTAATGCAGTAAAATATATTTCAAGAGCAGGTAAAAAAGATTCTATAATTCAGGATTTAGAAAAAGCAAAATGGTATATTGAAAGAAAAATAGAAAGTTTAAAAAATAAGTGTTAAGTGTCTCTTGTGTTTTAATTTGTGTGTTTTCATGAAAAAAGCAACCTGTAATGGGTTGCTTTTTTATTTTTATAGCCAACAATGTTACTTGTTATTTTTCCTCTTCTTTTTCTTCTTCTTGCTCTTCTTTCATTCTTTGTTTTAAATTCTCTTCATACTCTTTAACAAATTTCTTTTTTTCATCAGTTAGTTTTTCTTTTTCTTTTTTAATACTTTTAGTTGCTGTTCTACTATTAGGGTCATCAATATCTTTAGGTAGCTTTAAAGTTCTATCTAATATTTTTTTTATTTTTTCTTCAGGTATTCCTTCTTTTTCTAATTCTTTTTTAACTACTGCTCTTTTTTGTTCTATTACTCTTCTTGCTACTTTTTCATCATCCCAAAACCAGTCATCATAAAATGTAGGAGAAAATTGTCTTTCACCTAAAGTTTCAAATCCTAATGCATCTTGAGTTACAATAGCAGGAAGTGTAACTTTTTTAAGTGCTTCCAACATTTTAGATTCTCCTTGATTAGCACCATCAGTTGATATATCATTTTTATTAGCATAATCTGTTAATGAATTTACTACTTTACCAACTTTATTACAAAAATCAAATAAACCTACTCTACCAAATAATGTTTCAAATGAGTTAGGTAATATAATATATGATGCTGCTGATTCTTGTAATTGATTTACATAGTTCATTAAAATATTATGATTTATTCTTTTAGGGTCATCTTCTTCATCATCGTCATCCCATAATAATTGTTTTACTAATAATCCAAATCCAAGTAATGATAATTGAATTGACATTTCAGAAACTAATGCTCTCATATTTTTCTTATCTCTTTCTGTAAATTGAGCACCTACTAATTTGTCATAGTTACTATATTCTGAAATAATTTCTTTACCTGCTACATAATTAATAATAGTACTAGCTTTTTTACCTGTTATAAGACTAATAGGAGCACCTATCATTTTTCTTAATATAGCTTTAAGTAAAAATAATGTTTCTTTTAATATACCAATTGAACTTTCTTGTTCTGTTTTACTAACTGCTTTACCTTGATATATAGCAACTCCTAAGCCAAATACACCTCCTAAAACAGCTCCTGGCCAACTTGCAAATGCTCCACCTATTAATGCTCCATGTAACATTGCAGATGCTTTAGTATGTGACCTATATCTACCTTTATATCCTTTAGCATTTGCTGATAAATCATCTTGTTCAATAGCAAGTCTTTGATATAATTGAGAACCAATCCAGGTTTTAAACATTAATAATACTTTTCCTGCTACTGATTCTTTAGCCATTATACCTCTTAACTTATCATAGTTACCATGAGCAGTTACAATAGCATTACTAACATTCTTTTTAAATGCTTGAGCTTTTTCTCCTCTTCCTTCTTCCCATGCTTCAATATTTTCTTTAGTAGCAAATTCAGGTTTTAATTTTCCATTAGCTTCTAATGCATCCCATAAACTACTTTTTTTACCATTCTTTCCTGTAATTTCAGTATCTAACATTACAGCTACCATTAATGGAGTTTGGTTTAAGTATTCTACTCTTTTATTACCTGTATATGGAGTAACATAATCTACATAACTCAATGCAGTTTTTTGAGATGCTTTTTGTAATTCATTAGTTGAATCCTGAAGTATATCAAATCTATCAGCAAATATTCTTGTTTTTTGTGAACCATTAGTTGCAAATTTACCAAAAGTAGCATTTTTAACTATACTACCTTTAACAATATGCATTGCTCTATAATAATGCTTAGGTTCAAAATAATCCCCTGTTGCTGCAATAGTCATGTTAGCTATTTGACCTTCTAAGAAGTTGGTTACCATAGAACTAAGTTTATAACCTAATCCTAAGAATCTAATATGACTTAATAATGCATCAATACCTTTTGACAATGAACCTCTTTTACCTAGCTTTTCTCTCTTAATTATTAATTT